TTTCCAGAAACACTATCCAATCCATTTTTAATATTTGGATCTACACTAGGAGTTCCAAGTGATCTACTTGTTTTGTTTGCGGAAACAAATCTATCTCCACTTATGGAATAAAACACAATATCTCCAGCAGTAGGAGATGCTAGTCCAGTTATGGTTTCAAATCCAAGTAAAACTGATTGTCTAGAAATACTAGATGTTAAAAATGTATTATTCCATGAAAAATTCAAATTAGCTGATGGATCTTTGACAAAGATGTTTTTTCCAAAAATACTAATCTTTGATCTACGATCATTTTCATCGGTATTGTACTTTTCGATATTTAGTTTGTAATATACTGCATCTATTCTAGTAGCGCCATTGCCAAGAGAAGCAAGAGTCAAAGAAGTTAGAAGCTCATTTGTTACTTTTGATTTTAATTTAATTTTATAAACAAGACCATAAGATGTTCCAATTCGATTTATAACAGCTTCGTTTTCGTTTGTCCAAGGAATGTAAGAAGTTCCATCTAAAGGAATATAATCGCTATCAGTAATCTCACCAAAAGTAAATACTATACTTCCAACACTACTAGCAAAACCACCAACTAAAGTTTCTATATCCGGTGTTACACTATAACCAATATAATTTGTTACAATTCCACTATATGAACCACTAGAATGTGGTGCTACTTGATAAATTGGTTTTATTATTCTTCCGGTATCCGATGGTGCAACTGGTTGAATTAAACCTGGTTCTCTATCGCTCAAAAAGTAAACATCTAAACCACCAGCACCTCCGGTTTCACCGGCCAAATAGGTAATTCCTCTAGATGGTAGATTAATTGATCCTTGTGTTACTACTGTTAGTGCTCCGGTAGACGAATCTCTAGATTCAACAATACCAACTACTTCTGATTTTGTTGCGCTATTAGCATCTGCTTTAAGGTAAGAAGTTCCTGCTATGTCATAGTAGATAACATCTCCACCAGTTATACCTGCTTGATAATCAGTGGATGGTATGCTTATAATAAATCTGCTTCCAGCAAAGGCTTCTGGATTTATTGTTACAAATGTTTTTGATACATTTATGTTAGATGTTGAATTTCCGCAGGGCATTTAGTTCTCCGTTAAGATGGCAGTGGATAGTCTGCATCTGCTATGATGTGGTAAAACACTCTGTCATAATTCACAGTACCAGGTCCTACACAAATTTTCAAACCGCTTGAAGAAGGATATGTTGTTATGGTTTCTTGACCTATTCTTACGACTCTAGATGCGCCAGCATAACCAAATGTCCCACTAGACAATCTACAGTCTCTATTGCTCATTAAGTTGAATGCATCGGCCGCTCCAGTTACTGGAGAATATACTGAAATTGTTGGGGTTTCCCGCATTTCAAATGGCCATTTTATATAGTTACAAGTATTAAGGGGAAGGACAACATGATTTAGAACATTGTGAGTTGGTGAATTGTCGCTTTGTACAGTTAATTGTCCTGGATATTCATTTAAATTATATGTGCTATAGTAATATTTTTTACATTCATTCAATCTAGTTGTTATTGGTAAATGAGAATGTGGTGCAAAAATCTGTTCCCCCAAGAAAAGACATACGGACGCGAGATCGACATATATGTTTTCAGATACTGTAAGCGCGTTTTCTAATGCATTTTCAATTAGAGGAACAAAGTCAAATCCAATTTCTGTGTAATCGTCAACTAAACTACCACCAAGATCGCTTAGATTACTTATATTGAAAGTAATATCAAATCTTTGCCAAGTGGTTGACAGGGTAACAGTATCAACATAAACTTTATCTGCTTGAACTTGATTGTTGTATCTTGAATAGAATAAATCTAAGGGATATCCATTATGTGAACATTTTGCATAAAAACTAAATACGACATCTTGCGAATTGTGTGCTTTTGCTGACGGAATAACGTGTGCAATATGATGATATTCGTTTGCTGCTAAAGTTGCAGCCATTGCCTTTACTTGTAAATAATATTCTGGATTTCCCTCTATTGAAGTTTGATAATCTGTAAATTCTTTTCTTTCAATTCTATATTCTTTGGTAACTCCAGTTATTCCATCTGTTCTTCTCCACATGTCTGCAAATACTACATCAGAAGTGCCAGTATATCCTGTAATTTTTCCAGTTTCTCTTTGCCAGATTGAATAATCACCATTCAAAAGTACATTTTCTGTGACAACAGCAGCCGTATTTCCAACACCTCCGCTCGCTCCAATTAGCAATGATCTATATTCAGAACCAGTAAAGGATGAGGAACCAGATGATTTAAATGGTCTATTTACTATTAAATGAGTAGATGCATCATATTGTATTGCATATAATTTTCCATTATATGAAGATTGGCCTGGATCTAATTGTCTTAATTGGTTTGTATTGGTCCAAGCATCTGTATTGTTTCTTAAAACATATAATCCTACTCCACTTATATCAGTGGAATATGAACCATATGTGGTTATCTTATATAAGTAACCCCCAGTAACAGATTGTTTATCTGTTATTGTACCAACCACAAAATCTTCTTCGTTACCGCCTTCAAATGGTTGGGCCTGGGCCCCGACAGATTGACTCAAAAACCACCCACTATATGCTTTTCTTTTGGGATTCCCGTTGGTCAAATATGTCTGCAATTGTTGATTTTCTGTAAAGTAAGATACTATTGATCCTATATTAAAGCCACCAGAACCGTCAGCAGAATTGTATGCTTCTCCCGATTCGGAACCCGGTATAGTTATAAAAATATAATTAGAACCAGTTATTCCTGCACCAGACAATGCACCAGAATCTATTTGATACCCTCTATATGGAAAAACCATACCACAGGTTGCACCAAGACCAATCATCAATGGTTTAGAAATATATCCATCTGTGGTAGGTTCGGTTGTAGTGATTTGTCCTAATACATCAGAAAGAAAATAAATACATCCACCACTTAAATTAGTACCAACACCAGATGGTACATTTACCGCAGTAAAATCTCCATCAACTTTACCGCAAACTGTTACTACGGAAAAATCAGTATTTCTTTCTGTAATTACACCTACAATTTCAGAAGATGTGGAAGATGTGCATATTCCAGCAGAATAACCAGATATAGTATCATCATAAAATATTGGAGTTCCGAAAGTAAATCCTACAGATCCAAGAGTTATACCTGTAACTTTAAAGGAAACATTGGGTAAAATAGTTCTACCATCAAAATTAACTTTTCCAGAAAATGTTAAACCGTTTGTTACTGGTAGAGCGCCGCTTTCACCCAGATTCAAGATATATTGACCATTTATGTCGCTAGTTACACCAATTCCTTGACCGTGAGTTATAAAAAAACGGTTCATTAAGTTTAATTTTTCTATAATTTCATCGTTCTCTTTCTCCCACCATTCATAGAAAGTAGTTGTCGGTGATAAATCTGAAATTATTGTATCTCTGTTAATTGGCATGGTTTAATCTCTAGATATTTATATCAAATAATTTGTAGTTGTTTAAAGTTTGAATTAAAATTCTATTTACTGGTATTTCATCACCAACACCCTTTCTTAATCTCAAAATTGGTTTTGATAATTCTGTAAATACCGTAGTAAAAGAAGTAATAGTGGATTTGTATCTATCTGCTCCATCTGTTGCTGGATTGACATTCCCGTAATTAGATCTATCGTTAAAAATATATCCAGGATCGTTTTGCGATTGTGATGACAAGACAAAATTTTCTTGTGTGTCTACATAAAAATGTATATCCACATTATTTTGTGTTTGTGTTAAATTAATTTTATGTTCTATTGGAAAATCAACATAGTACCATTTATTTCCTGTTCCAAATGGTATGTTGTACCAACCTACATTTAAGATAATTGTTAATTGCTCATTTTGATATGAATAATTGATATTAGAAGGTTTTAGTGGATATGCATAAGATGGATTTGGAAACGGTATAGAATATAGATCATCCATCAACCCAGATAATTGTATTCTTGTTGCAGAACCTAAAGTTGCTCTTGCTTTACATCCAACAATTGGCCAATTAAGCAAACACTCTAATTGTAGATTTGTTTGTAACAACATACTTTCTTGTAATTCATTTAATTCTGCTGATTGTAAAAGAACCCCCGGTTTAAATCCAATAAGTGAATAATTTTCCTTTAAGGTGTTTTTTTTCTTTGAATAGTATGGTCGAATGTTTAACAGAAATTTTTCACTCGATGGTGTATTTTTTGATATAGGAACAAATGAAATACTAGAAGCAGTTTTAAATGGAATGTCTGGTAATGTATCTACTACATCACTTAGTTTTAAAATATTGCTGAAATCTTCTATCAATGAAACGAGTGGTTGATTCAAAGAACTCAAAACTTTATTAATTTTTTGAATTCCCGTTTCTTCATCTGAAAATATACATTCCCATGCCCTCGCAGAGTCCGCAAATGTGTCGAATCCAACTATAGTTTCGTTTGTATTTTTATCGTATAATAATCTAGGAGTTCCACTTTGGCCAGGAGCAGCATAAAAATCTCTTGGTTGATTTATATTTTTTATAATATTACTTCTAGGAACAAAGAAATTGTATACACTAGAATAGTTTCTTGAAAAAGGCGGTTCCCATAGGGGAGGATTTCCTAGTATCATTGCAGAAGCCCCCCCAGATTCTATAACGGGACTTGTCAATTTGATAACATCAAATGGAATTTCAGATAGAAAAAAAAGACCTTGTGAATTTACTGTAAACCCAAGAAATGCGTCCTTTTCATCATGAGTAGAAGTTTGTAACCAATTTTTTGCATTTTTAATATTTGCGAATTTATTATAAAATGTTGTAAATTGTCTGAAATCGTTGTCTGGTATCTTAAACATTACAGTATCGCTAAAATCATTGGCATTAGGATCACTTATATTCATTGGTGAAGAAGCACTATTTCCTACTAAATAATTAGTATGTGGACGATAAAATATTTTTTCTAAAGTAAAATCCTCAAAGACCTTTGTATTTCTATTATACATTCGCACAGAATGAGTGAGGTTATCATTAAGTGTGTGAAATGTTGATATTGCTACTTTAGGAGATATTGCTATAAATAATGGAGTTGCTCCAGTATATAATCCAAATTTCCATTTCATTTCTTCAGCAGGTCTACATCCTACTCTTAAATAATCATTTGAAAATCTATCATTCCCGAAGCCACCCCACGGACTCCATGTAAAATAAGCAGCACCATATGATCTTTTACCAACAGAAATGCCGTGCATATTGATTCTGTTAGTAGCACTTGGAAAAATATTTTTAATCCAACAGTCGGGGTTAATACTTTCTGGTTCTATAGCAAATTTTTGATGATTTCGGTCGTCAGCATTTAAATTTGGTGAGTCTTCACCATAACCAAAAAAATCCCAAATAGAATCAACGTGGTTTTGTCCATATTCAAATTGATTTTGTGCATGTATGGTATTACATATCCCAGAAAGAACTACTGGCCCCCCTCCAGACCCCTCGGTAGTATTAATTCCGTATTTTATTTTATCTTTAATTAAAAGTGGCATTATTAATCTTTTTAAACATTTATTGTTCTTTTTCTTCCTATAGAATCTTCAATTTCAAATACTTTGGGAGTTATTCCAATCTCACTCAATCTTGTAACTTTGAATATGAAAGAACCTTGTCCATCTGTGTTTACTCCGTTTGTTGCTTTTATTGCAAATCTATCAGCTCCATTACTTGACGATGAATATACTACACCGGAATTATCATTAAATTTAAAACCTTCTTTAGAGGAATCTGAAGAACAAAGAATAAAAGAAGTTTCATATTCTATGTGAAAACTCTTGTGGTGACCTTGTTGAAAATTTTCTCCTAGAGTATGGATTAGTCCATCATCAAGCGGGGCCCATAATCGATAAAAATCACTAACTTTAAAATTTAATACCACAATGTCAAGCCTTACTTTGTTGGCTGTTCCAGAAATTGTTATCTTATTTAGAGAACATAAAAACACTCCATCATTAGTAGATATAGATGATAAATTTACAGCATTGCTAGATGCAACATCATAGAAAAATTCATTATTATAAGTGTTTTGAAATAATATATTATCTTGAATTTCATTTAATTCTGAAGCTTGCAAGGAATATCCCGGTTTAAACGCAATTAAAGAATATTTGTGATTTTCAAAAATACCGTTTCTACTTTTATATGGTGAGGGGCCTAATGGTGAACTCATATTATATCCTTTTTACTGTTATTATATTAATTGAACTGTTATTATATTAATTGATGCGTTTTCTAAATATCCAGTTGTCCTTGAACTTACTATTTGACTTGATCTTGGAGTTCCGGTAAATTGTGTTACATGAGTTGGAATTATAACTTCTTCTGGAGTTACGTATGTTAAGTCTGGCAAAATAATCGAATTGATTCTAGAGTATTCGGATTTAATATCACCACTCACTCTTACATATACACACGAAGCATCTTCAGATACATTTTTAATATCTATCGTTGATATTGGTGAATAATTTTCCACAACCTCCACACCTAACCAATTTGAGGTATCTTCTATTCTTTCTTTATCAGATCCACTAAATTCACTTTTTACTAATTTCAAAGTAGTTAAAAATGATTGAATTTCTTTTGTATATTTTGAAGATGTCGATTTACCGGCAACAGATGAAACATCTCCTATTTTTAATGGGTTTTCTACCAGAGAAAAGAAATTTATTTCTCTTGGTAAAATTAAACTTGCATCTGCTAATTCTTGTTTTCCTAAACTAATAGAAGTCATTACACTATTAGAATTCAATGTTTTTGCAGGATCTAAACCCAATTTATCAACAGGATCTAAATTTATTTCAATTTTTGAGTTTATAAAGTCTTGATGATCATCCATTCCGGGTAATAGTGAAGTATCTATTGATAAACTTATGTCTTTGTAATTTTGTCCTCTGGAAACAACTCTAATACCACATACTTGGTGATTTCCATTTGGATTTATAAATGTAATTAATTCTATTATTGCACCATAACCAGTTAGTGATTTTATCTGTAATCTTGGATTTGCTTGAGTTGCAATTAATTCTGATGTAGTTTCGGCCGATAAATCTATAAATGATGAAACCACACACCCATCCTCAAATCCATTATTGTACCAAGTTGAATATAATTTATAGTAAACTGAATTAGGAGACAACTGACCGGTTTGAATTTGTTTTTCGACTAAATCAAATTTTGATAATATTTCTATAGATTCTTTTACTTCTTGATCACCATAAAACACAGAAACAAAATCATCATCTTCTTCGTCTTGAAACAAGAAATAACACTCTCTACATGTTAAATCTGGTATTGTTGTGTATAGATCACCTAAAGCATATGATTCATAACTGGAACCAGATGTTGGTATTTCTTTTTCTTTGTTTACATATACTGCACAAGTACCACTCACACCGACTGCCCCATTACAAAAGGAATTACATCTATCCCAAGGTGTAGTCCCCCCTATTCCCACTTCAAATTCATCTAAACTAGGAGCTGGAATAAAAGCACTAGTAACGAATTTTTCAAGAGAAGGAGTAATCTGATAAAGAGCTAACCAACTATATCCATCAGAAAAAGACATTTCTCCTGTTGTATGTGATGGTTTAAATCTAGAAACAGTATCATAACCATCTAATCTATTGTTTGAATTATCGGAAATACAAAGATAAACGTAACCGTTTTCTCTGTTATAAATGTAACAATTTTGCACATCTGAATTTGGATTCCAAGGAGTATATTGGGAACCCTTATTCCATGAAATTCTAGGAATAACTGCTGAAACGTCATTTCTAGAAACTTTATATGTCATTTCTGCATCTTTCCAAGATTGTATAAACAACTCTTGAGAATTTGGTAGCAATGAAGTATGAGTAGTTTTTCCTAGTAAAAAATAATTCTGATATTTTCTACCGACCTCTAGTTTGTAATCTATTGCTTTATTCATTTTTACACCAAATTAACTAGCACATGCTTCCCCGCATGTTAATCCTGCATTTGGACTTGTGAACCCAGAAACATAACACATGTTTATGAAGTTAGTAATATTTATATCGTTAAACTTATAGCCGGTTATATTCTCGGACCAATTTGGGAAAACATGAGTTGGTTTATTCCAAGGACTCGCTTCCGCACATCCCTCGCAATAGGTCAATCCATATAATGAGTAAGTAGATCCACCAAAATTACCAACACCTATTTGAGTATTATACGTTACACCTAATTGATACGAATGATAATTTCCCAATATAGGTGTTTCACAAATTAATAAATCAAAGTCTCCGGGTGTTCCAGATCCTGGATAATCTTCTATGTTAGATTCCAAAATTACTCTTAATCCGGCCGGATGTAGAGTGCTCATAAAACTAGTTTGGTATAACTCTTGATTTATTCCGGTTTTGAGAATATATGAAAAGTCTTGAAACCAATCAGAGTCTTGGATTCTAGAATCATTAAGAGAACTTCCTCCTAAATCTAGAGTTTCATCATACTCTCCTGTTCCACCTCTAAATGAGAAATTTTCAGAGTAAAACTTACCACCATTTAATCTTAATAGATTAACTTTTGGGTAGTAAATTGAAAAATCCTCTTCAGAAAACTCAGGAAATAGTGTTAGAAAAAAATACTTGATAGAATCAATAGTTGTTTTCTTTTGATTAAAATTCTTAGATATACCTTTTAGTAATTTTATAAATTTTTCATTAGAAATAGATCCACCATTAAATTCAAATTTAGAAGGATCTAATCCATTACCATAAATTTGTAAAAATCTATTCAAATATGAAGTTCTTGTTTTTTCTATATCAACAAGTTCTAACAGTTTTTGAGATAAAGTATACTGAGCACCCGATGGATTGTCACAATATAACCAATCATAATATTTTTGAAGGAAGTCGAATACTGAAACTTGCTTTGTTCCATATTCATTTTCCAATTTAACTTTTTCTTCGACTATCCAAAAAGGAACATATCGACTGATATCAAAATTAGTAGGACATTCAAACGAAGTGTCCTCAAAAAAATCTTGAGAAGATAGCAAATCAAAGAAGTTCTGCAATTCGCTTCTTAGACTAGATGATTGATTTGCTAGATATGAATAATTCAAAGTGAGGCTACCGTTGAGATGTAAATGTTATTAATATTGTTATATTTTGATTGCAATATTTTTTCACTCATTGGGAGAGTGATGGTGAAAGGGACGCTAGCAATATCAGCAATATAAATTATTCCCTTATTTATTAATATTCTACCATAATCCAAAGAATTGTCTTCTAATCCGGTGAGTAGATTAAATCCTTTAATTTTTACATAATTATCAAAAGAAGTAGTAGGTCCTGTTATAACTTTTAGTATTGTTGGTACACCATAGATATTTGAAAATTCAGTACTTATAGGAGTAGAACCAAGAAATGGTAATTTAAAAGGACTTCCTAAATTTATATTAGTCTCGCTACTTCTATTTAAGTCTATATTTGTTAATATATATTTTCTGAATTTTATATCAAATCTATCAGCAGATATTGAAATGTCATCATATTGTTTCATTATAGAATTTGATATTTCAAACGAATCAAATGTAAAGTTGAATTTATTATACTCTATAGATTCTTGAATTTTATTTTTAACCTTTTTGATTGCTTCTAATTTTTGAGTAGGTGTTGGTGATACATTTTTATATGTAAATTTCACATCTACTAAAAATTCATTATAAACTGGTGAAACATATTCTGGCAATACAGTAATTACCGAATATTCTTTCAGGTATGATATAATTGTATTTGGATTTAAAGAAGTATCTGCTATTGATACAAAGACTCTACCATATTTTGGTGGTTGTAGTTCATCTCCTCCAAAAATTGAAATTTGATCCACAGAATCTATTAATTTAGAATCTAATAGCAATCCCATATAGTCAGATTTTGTGACTGCTCTACCTTGGGAGGAGAACAATTTCGGTGCTAAAAATTTAATCAAATTAATGTTTGGTTGATCTAGGCCGCCAGCAGACGAATTACATTCATCACAAGACACTCCTACATTTAAATTTCCTGGAGTATATGCTACTGGAGTTCCTGCTCTGAACTGATATATGTTATTTCCTTTTGTTCCAGAGGAAACCATATATCTTATTTTTAAAACATCTCCATCTTCAATTGAAACTCCCAAACTATTTTCAATTCCAAATTGAACTATGAATCCTCCAGTGCTTAATCTTTCTACAAAGTATATTTTATCATCTACTCTAAATGGAGTTCCTATGTTTCCAGATAAAGACCAAATTTCATCATTTACTTTCACTTGAATAGTAGACATATCAATATTTTCATTTAGTATTAAATATCTTTGTTTTTCAAAATCAAAAGAAGTAATAGCAGATGTATCATTTACTAGTTGTCCTTCTGTTATTTCTATAATAACATCACTATCGTATACCACTCCAGAATTTAAATTTCTAAAAACATATTCTATACCGTCTTCGTTTATTCCATAAAAATATTCAAGTTCTGGAAACGAAGAATTATCTTCTTGATCTATACCCGTTACCTGTATAGTAGCTCTAGCAGATCTCTTACCTGCAACTGTATAACCTAATGGTTTTGTCAAAGATATTATGGAATCTAATCTTTGTGCAGAATCTAAAAACATTTCACTTGATACCATATTCATATAATACGCATAATAAAAAGTATTATATGCCAGCAAATCCACTAGAGCTCTAATAGCAGAACCCTCATAGTTGTAGTCTTTAATTATGCTTTGATTTCGTAAATATTCAATTAAACTGCTTTTAATATCTTCAAAGTCTAGATTCCCAAGTACATTTGTTGGCGTATTTGCCATTATCTGTTCCTCTCTACGCTAATTGTTACAGTCTGAATTGCTCTTGTATTTACATTTTGATATGTTAGATCTATCAGCAAAATTCTAGGGTTAGCTGTATCTAAATTAAAATTTACTTCCATTACCTGTATTCTGGGTTCATAACGATTCACTGCTGCTTGTAAATCTATTTTATATGGAGTCAATCTAACATCTTCGTTGTTTATGTTTTCAAAGAGCAGATCATAAAAAACAGTACCAAAATCAAATTTAAAGGGCTTTTCTCCAAGTCTTGTCAATACTATATTGATTATTGATTGTCTAATTGCATTACCATCTTTCTTCAAACTCAAGTCATTTGTGAATGAGTTTTTTGAAAAGAAAAATGGTATGTCGGAAAAAATATTCTTAGTTATTTGCATGGCTTTATTTATAGTTAAAATAAGTAAGATAATATTTTTTCTAAAGTAGTTGTAGTATAATCAGGAGATACTGGTAATGTGTCTCGTATCAGAGTTAAGTCTTGAGTACAATTTGAATCTTTATAGAAACTCATATTGACTTCAGACACCAACCACCTTCCGTGAAGATTCTTTTCTGAAATTGCCATATTTGGGTCTGGATTTAGTTGTTTTATCTTTATTATATCCCCTACCTTAACCACGCTTGTTGGTGGAATTGATATTGTTATTTGCTGTGCTCCTATTTGTGAAACCAACGCCTTTCTAATCAAAGGAGTAGCGTCTGGAGTATCCCAGAAAGTAGCATATGTTCTGCTATATTCTAGATATTCTTTAAATTTTTCTCCTTGATTTGGACAATTGCAACTACATGGATTTGTTGGATCACTCCAAAGACAACCAATATATTCCTCTCCTAACACACTTTCAATTAAATCGCATTCCTTAAGATCTAAATATTTTTTAAACAATTCTAGATAACTTGGTTCTGGTTCATCCGGTATATGTTCTTGTGCTGGACAATTACAATATGGATTTTCTGGACCACAATCATCGTTTGAAATATATCCATCTGGATTTGCACACTTTAATTTTCCACAAATATTTGGAATTTGTCTAGAGAATACCACAAATTGTGCAGAAAAATTATCATCAAATACATCATGATTTGGTGACATCGTTTTTGGAGAAACTAAACCATAATCAGTTTCTCCGGTCAAATCATACTTCCAAACATCTTCAGGAACCAGACTTGGACGATATAACATAAAGTCTCCAAACATCCAATGCATTGTTGTTTTTTGGAAGTAAGCAGTTAATGCAGTATCAAGAGAGTCTGGAGAATGTACCTCTGCATGATTTGCAAGTGGTTTATTGTTAGTATTTGAAAGAACACTAAGAAGTTTCAAATCAAAACTTTCTACAAACGATTTTCCTGCTGGACTTAATCGTAACCATCTATCCACTTCATCACCATACCACCAATAGTAGTCTTTGTATTTGTGTGCAAAAATGTCACCAAGCACACCACTACTTTCTCCGTCTATTTCTGCAAATTTGGTAGAAAGCATATGGAACAACTTTTGTGGTATAAAGATGTTCTTGGGAATATGGAAAGACCACCAAGATCTATGTGGTTTTACTTTTCTATGCGAGTATTGTAAATATCCACTG